TTAGGTCAACGTCATCTTTACCAAATCCTGCAACAGCGATCTCGATTAAAAAATGACCATCTTCTTTTCGAATAACATTATACGGTGGATACCCAGTACTACGTGCTTCGGTAGTTCCGTTGAATGGTACGGTTGATAGTGTTTCGAATAGTTGATCGAATCCAAGGAACGTATCCCTTGGGAAGTTAAATGCTAAGTTTGACATAATTGTCCTCCTATATTATAGCAAGGTTATAAAAATGAATACCCTTTCGGCATACTCAGTTTTATTTATACAGGTTATTTAATACCTATATTATATTTTGGACATAATTCCCATTCGGATTTGTCCTTGTGACTAATGATTTTAATTTGGTTTAATGCTGCAACTTCACCTACTGGTGTAACTACTTCTAATAATCCCCAATCATCCATAAGTTTAACAATAGTGTTCCTACGTTTAAGATCATTCTCTGTGAGATTAGAAGGCTTACCGTCTAATAAGAATAATTCTTTAAAATGAGTTATAAAATATCTTCCTTGTTTATGAAGGATGTGACATGATTGATATAGTTTATTATCTTTTTTAGAAGCCACACCTATTCTTGTAAGAGTTTCACGTATCTTTAAAAAGTCGTCGGGCTCCGCTAGTGTTACTTCTAACATCATTTCTGGTTTCCAATTTACCAGTTCATCGTTGAATTCCGCCATGCTGTATTTTCCTTCTAATTATTTTAAGGTGTTCATTACTTAAAAGCGGAAGTACATCACGAGCTTTCTCATTACTATAACCATAATATTCCTTTATAGTATTGATACTTTCAGATTCAACAGATTTGTTCCACTTAGAAAACCTATTACGCTTTCTAACTATATTTATAAGAAAATCAAACTGCAGACGGCCGTCAAGGTGGTGATACTTATTCATCTCATTTGCATATATGACAGTATCAGGGAAATACGATAGACCACGATTCACCATAAAGGCATTGTAATCTTTCTCATTCTCAAGTATATCCTTCTTATCGTTGGATATAGATTTAATTAATTCAAATGGATTCACAGATCAGTCTTTATATATTTGATATTAGCCAATAGGAATGATCTCCATGACTGTGCTTCAGTATCAAAGACTCTCATAACCTCTTCATTAATAATCTTTGGAGGTTTAGTATCATCATATGATTCATACGATTGATCAAGTAAATGTGATTGAAGGGTACACAACATCTTACGTTCTGTGCCATCTTTCTTTGTGAACATTACTTCAATGATTTCATTGTGTAAGAATTCGGTTAGATCTCTTCTAAGGTTTTTGCCAAAGAAATTACGTGTCTCACTACGTGGTGTTATATTTAAATACTTACTCATTGTCTTCTACTGCCTCCACTAGAAATTTATTTATAAGCTTGAGCATAGCTCCAGCCTTTTCTAATTGCCACACAATCATAACTATACCTAAGGCAATAATTATTTGTGAATACATTGCTAATTGTTCCATAAATCTCCTATTTAAATTTAATTCCAGACATGATCTCAGTCATGCATGCGACTACGTTTAGTTCATGATCAGCAACAAAGCTATCCTTATAAGAATAGTCTGCTAGTATAAGAACTAATTGAGGAATACTCTGCGGTTCTACATAGCTGGTCATGTTATCATATATCATTCTAAACAACTTTGCAGATTCTACATCAATATTATCTGTTACCCACTTACGCATCTTCTTAAAGTTTTTAGATTTGAGATCATCCATCAATCCTTTTATACTTGTCTCAGATAGAGTAACAAGAATACCGGTATCGATATGACCACTCATGCCATACCTTTGACATTCATTTATGACACGTCTCCAGTCTGGTATGTATTTCATAATGAGTTCTGCAATCACTGCATTGTCATATATGATATGTTCGGAATCAAGAATGAATTGAAGCCTATGCATAAATGCTTCTGCCATTACAGCCTTGTTACCTAAGTTGAATTCGTATATAGAACATCTTGAATGAAGAGGATCAATAATACGATTCTTAAAATTACATGTTAATATAAATCTACAATTAGAAGAGAACTCTTCTATGAACCCACGTAATGCAGGTTGAGTAGATTGTGGATTAAGATAGTCAGCCTCATCTAAGATAATAACTTTCTGTCCACCGGTTAATGATACAGTACTTGCAAACTGTTTGATCTTACCACGAAGGGTATCAATGTTACCATCTTCTGATCCATTGATTAACATATAGTCAAGATCTAATTCATTACACAATGCTCTGGCTACGGTAGTCTTACCTACACCAGCAGAACCTGTAAACATCATATTGACTAACTCACCCTTCTCAACTAACTTTCTAAATGTATCTTTTAAGTCTTTGGGAAGGATGCAATCCTCAATGGTTTGTGGTCTATACTTTTCTACGAATAAAAATTCTTTCACATACACCTCATAATATAATAAGCATGGTACTATTATACCATGCTTTTGTTAAAAGTACATACTTACTCAGCTGCAGTTTCTTCCAATTCAGCATCGACTTTAGCCGTAGCTGCGTCAGCTGCTTTTAGAAATGCATCTAAACGATTACGTACTAAACCAACTTCAGCCATTTCGCTACCTTCAAATGCTCCGCGTTTAGTTACTATATCAATAATTGTAACACATGCTCGAACATCACTTAGTGCAAGGCCTTGAGGTTTTTCAGCAGCTTCTACTTCAGTTGCAGTTGCGTCCATTACTTCCTCTGGAGTTTGTTTCATTCCTTCTTTCTTTGCCATTATGATTCCTTAAATGTTGTAGTTTTGTCAAGAGCAACCCAGTAGTCTGTGTCACCCGCTTTAATTAATGCTACCTGCTTCTTATCGATACCGAACTCATATGAGTCAGCAGGTTTAAATTTGAAATTGTTTATGTCAAACACAAAGTCAAATTCAGCACTGGTATTTATATCGCAATTAGGAACGTTCATCGTAAATTGATTCGATGTAGGGTTCTGCTTATCAACAATAACACATTCAATAAACATTGCGGCTGGATTCTTGCGTATGCTTAGGTTACTTGTTTTAAGAGTAGCTGAAGCTTTGCGTAAAGTAGTTAATTCATCATGCGTAAGAGTAAATTTTAGATCTTCGCATGGTAGATTAATATCGTTTGTAGGGACTGTCAGGATGTCGATATCTGAGAAGTAATACTTGAATGAAGTAATACCATCAGTGATATTTACAAACTTCTTATCCTCATCAAATGATAATGTAGGATCATCAAACATATTAAGACAAGCTAGGAATTCACCTAAGTCATATATGCCAAATGGATATGGAGAATTAAAAGCTACATGAGCTTTTGACATCAGTGTTTTAGAAGTAGACATCGTTCTGATGAATCCACCTTCCTCACCCAATGCAATATTACTATTAATAGATTGGAAGTTATTCAATACATCTTTTATTTCATTACTAAGCTTCATCGCTGGACTCCTTTAAGTCATGTTCATTAATTGCTAATAGAGTATAATGCATGATCTTCATTAGATCAGTTCTATTCGCTCCGTCTTTCTTACCATATCTTGATGCATACTTTAATACATTACCAAGACAAAAACCAACACCATGCCCGGAGGCAGATATTAGATCCATACTTTGTATACCATTTTCTGACGCATAATGCTTAGAGTATGTACCCTCAACATAATGTGTTAACTCATGGATGTTTTGCTGTTCATTAAATTTCATATAGTTCCTTTCTCATTAATAGTTATATTATATCACGTATTTGCTTAATGTACATACTTTTCATAAACAATTTCTTCCCAATCGTAATCTTTATATTTCGAATTGACCACTACAATCTTTTTATTGTCTACATCAATTAGAATATTTTGACCTGCAAATCCATCCATTCCAATAATAATTTGATTTAGACCATAAACATCAAAATGAAATTGACCACCATAACTTTGTGTGTAGCTATGAACTCCACCTTTATTTTTATAGTTTAAATTTTTTGTGATTCTTAGATCATATATGGTTCTTAAATAATCGCCAATACAAGTATCACTATTCCAATCATCCATTATTGTTTTAGCTATTCGTAAGTAATCATACCTATCTGCATAAAAGCTATACCGTGCACTTTGACCTTGTCCTTTGTTTGTCTTAGTGAAGTATACATTATTTTTTACTTTGACATGTTTATTAAAAACTTTATCTAGTATGTCTTCACCACTTTTATGTAATACGTAATTGAATATAACATGTGTGGTAAGAGCACTATAGTTATACACTTGTCTATCCTTTTTAGTATTAGCCAGATCTGATTTCATAATATGTTCAAGACTATAATTGTTTCCATTCACATTAGAATATATTAATCGATTGTCTTCTCCGCCGTAATAATCTCCAATATGTCTTTGATCTCCAGCTGTCATATTTAAAAGATTAATCAATGGTTGATTATGATATAAAGTATTTTTAAGTGCATCCCAATTTAATTTTTCACTAGTACTACTAATATCACCATTACAAATTGCGTGGCCTGTCACATATGATACTAAACTTTTACCCATTGAATTAGATGGCAATAAACCATTAACAAGTAAATGATAATCTTTATTCTCATCTACTACAATTTTATTATCTTCAAATAATAGATAGCTAAGTATTCCAGAAGTTTTAAATTCATCTAAG